CCTTCATGCCGGGGCCAATGTTGAGACTGGACATGGACACGGACCTCTCAATCATACATCAATTTACACCTTTTTTAAATAGTCTCCACTTACCCATCCTGATGGAATTCTTGCAAAACCATTTTTCCACTCTTTTACTGTAACATGAGTACCATATCTTAATGCTCCGTTTGATTTAGCGTGTTCTTGTGCATTTTTAGTTAATTTGTTTTTAGGAACAATATCGTAATTAGTCCCTGCACCTTCTCTTACGTATAAGCCTGATTTAGCTGTAACTTTATATGTTCCTAAAGGTTTAGAAGATTTCTTTCGATTGTAAACAGACTCTAATTTTGCTTTAGATTTTGCCCCGTATTTACCATCGACGATTAAACCATAATCTTCTTGGAATTTTCTCAATGCTTTATCGGAGCTACTTCCAAAATCTCCATCCGCACCGTATGATCCACAAGAATACCCTACAGCAATCAACATTGTTTGCATCGTTTTAACGTCATTTCCTTTATCACCTTTAGAAAGATATGATTTAGGTTTAGATGTAGAAATATTAGAAGTAGTGGCTGTGTTTCTTGCTCTACCGCTTACTACAATAACTGTGTGTCCTTTAGTTTTGGTTACAAGAATATCACCATTATATAACATTCCTTCGCCGATCACGTTTTTTTTAGCTTCAAACAAGCCACTTGCTTCTAATACACTAGCTTCATTTGCTGTTGTAATATTCCCTACATCTTTACCAGTAGCTTGAATAATACAAGCACGAACTAATGACGAACAATCACATTCAGTAGCTCTAGCAATTTTATCTAATGAACCATATTTTTTTAATTGAGCGATAACACCGTTGCGCTCGTTTTGGTCATAACCAATTTTATTATTATTACAAGCTTGTTTCATAGCTAAAGCAAGAGCATTTGCATGAGCTACACTTTTTGGTCGAAAAACGTACCAACCTTTTTTATGTGTATAGTATGCTTGTGTTGAGACTTCTTTTCCCGTTTGATCACCAGCTTTACCATTTTTTAGATTATCATTTTCATCAATTCTAGCTGAACCTACAATTAAACTCATATTTCGTTACCTCCTTAATCTTCTACAAAAATCCAATCATTTGATAGCATGTCACTTTGACTTACTAACCAACCTAATTGAATACCACTTGTTCCATGAAAAGCGACGGCTTTGTTTCCCATATCTGCATGATCTACATTAATAACTTCATCATTAGGTGTTTTGAATGATACATTTGTAGCAAGTTCAATGTATTGGTCTTTACCATTCCAACCTTTACGTTTTACTTTGAAGCCACGTTTTAGATATTTGACTGCTTCGTCAAATCCAAAAGTGGCCACGCCTCCTAATTCAGGACAATTTTCTTCATCAGCAAGAACCCATCCATCATCAAAAATATTAGATAACGTATAAATAACTCTTTCAGTTTCTCTAATATCCATTTCTTTTCCATCTTTTGTATGCATGATTACTGTTTTCTTTTCATCATCCCAATACCAATATCCACCCCATGATGGGAGTTTAATTTTTTCTCCTGCTTGCATAAATTTAAACGCTCTTTCAAATTTCATTTTTACAATCTCCTTTGTTCACTAATTCCGTTTTTCTACCGTTCTAATACCGCTTAACAACCATTTTTTCAATTTTTGGTTTTTAACCATAATAAAAGAGAGCTATTCGCTCTCTTCAACTATTCATTTTTATTTATACTTGGCATTTCATCAGTAAATGTTTCAAGAAATCTAGTCACTTTTTCATTAACCCCTTTAAACATTGGAAGTCCAATTAATGCCCAATTTTTTAGAATGCTTAACAATTCAAAAACAATAAATAATAAAGCAAACACATCACTAATTCCAATTGTGGTGATACCGATTGCTTTAAAGATATCTAGTATTTGTGATGGCAACCACGCAATCAAATCTAAATGAATTAGAAAATCAAGTACAACTAAAAAAAGCAAACATGCAATCATGCTTACTTTTCTAATCATTCCATCAATTCCAATTGTAGAGTTTGTCTTTTTCTCTTTGAATGATCTCATTACACCTAAGAATAAATCAAAAATAATGACAAAAGCAACAAGCGCCAACATTCTATGTGCTTGTAAATAATTAAACAACATTTCCATTTTTTCCATTTTCCTCACCTTCTAAACTTCTAACATAAATTCAATTGACATTAATTCTCTAGGAGTCAACTCAGCTTTATTGATATCTTCTACAGTTACTTTTCTAATATCAATGTTGATATCTTCATCTTGAAGTTTTTCAATTTCTTGTAAAGCTTCTTGCAACTTGTCTTCTGGAATGTCATATTGACGTGTTGCTTCATCAATGATAGCTTTTTCGTCTTTATCCTTATTTGCAGCTTCTTCTAATACTTTCGTACGTGCATCATCATAAGGCTTTAATTCATCATCCAATAATTTAATATTTTTTCCTACACGATATGCTACTACACTAGACATACCAGCCGTATTATTTAACTTTATCAATACATTTCTACTGTTTAAAATATCTTTAATTTTCATATACACTTTTCACTCCTAATTTGTTTTAATATATTTCAGTATCGCATACCCTGTCACATCAGCAAAACCATTTGATTGACCGACCTGTAATATTAAATTTGTTTTAGTCACTTGAACAGAGATACCATCATGGTCATTATCTTTATGTGCACGTGGCATCATATGATTTGTTCCATCATTAAACATTACAAACAAGTCGCAACTCAATATCCTGTGCAAGTTTGATATGTTATGCGCAACGTATTTATCTTTAGTAAATCCACTTACAGATACTACTTTGCAATATATTTTTTTGCCGTCAATCCAGTATTCTCCTGTCCACTGTTCATCAGTAGAATACTTAAAATACACGTCTTTCTTTCTAACTACATTTCCAAAGAAATCTATAAACGACATATTAATCAATATTTACTATCTTCATTGATTATCTAGCCCAAATAGTAGCTAAGCCCTCATTATTGCTAGAGCGATAACGAATTTTATTATTTCCTAAATAATCTAATCCGGCCCAGTAATAATCACTATATCTGACCTGAAAATAACCATTACTATCTTGACCTATCATATTTTCTAAAGCTGTCTTAGGAATTACTGTAGAACTCAATATTCTATACTGATCCGCTGGATATGTTCCTATGGTGAGTAGAAACTCATTGTATTTTGATAAGTCTACTGTAATTGTTTTAAACCCACCACAGTTTATATCTAGTCGTTGCCACTCCTTTGAAATTTCTAAACTGTTTCCATTGGAGCATACTACATCCCTTGCTCTAACTTTATTACCGAAAAAATCAATAAAACTCATAACTTTACTTCTAAATCAATTAATTTAAATAATGTTATCCAGTTGTTTTTGTATACCACAATGTCAATACAACATCATATCTTGTGTTTCCATTAGTATTTATATAAACATCTCCACCAGTAGTTACGAATAAATCAGTATTTACTGTACTATTCATACCACTAATTTTATCGCTTGCTCTCATAGAATATTCATACCTTATATTTCTATCAAAATTAGGAATGTTAGTAATTTTCTTAAAAGCATTGATCGTTCCTAAATTGTAAGATACCTGATAGATTTTGTGTCCATCTATCCAATATTCGCCCGTCCATTGTTCATTGGTTGAATATTTAAGATATACATCCTTTTTCCTGACAAAATTTCCAAAGAAATCTACGAAAGCCATTGGATATCACCCTTTAAATGCTTACTAACTAATCTAGAAGCACACCTTCTTTCCAAGGGCACAATATCTAATAGTAAATATTGCACCCCCCCCCGACGATTTTCGCTGTATTATGTTTCATTTTAAAATACCTCCTAATTAAAAATCATATGTTGATTGTAATCCAAACATATATTTTTGTGTTCCTGTTTCATCATAAATGTTTCCTTCCAACATTATGTTACTAGATTCAATTATCAGTCCTGATAATTTATCAGAATTGCCAATCCATCCTAATCCTATAAACGCTTTATCAGATTCAGTAGGAGCTTTGAATACTATTGATCTTTCTCCTATACTTGTCGAACGCGTAAAAGATCCTGTTTCATTCATACCAGTTATTGTTATTTTATCAGCTCTCATATCTATAGAATAATTTCTACCACTTCCGGTATTTTCTATTGATATGATCCCATCACTACGTATCTCATAAGAAGATGTAAATCCATCATAAGAAGTGCCCTGTGCTGAAATCTTATCTAAAGAAATATTTATTCCACCAATGGTTCCGCTTGTTGCAGTTAAGACACCTAATGAAGTAACAGAAAACTTATCATTAATCGATATCGAACCTGCAGTAATTGCGCCTAGGTTTGCCGATATAGCACTTAGCGAATCTGTTTTTAAATTTTCAACAGAAATATAATGAACAACCCATTTTGAACCGTCCCATCTTTTGATTGGATTGCCTGACGCAGTTTGCCACAACTGCCCTGTTACAGGATTAGACGGAGCTGTTGGGGAAACAGTAATAGCATCATTACCATCTTCCCCGTCATTTACTCTAATTAATGTAATAGAGCCTCTAGCTTTTACAGACATAATTTATCCTTCTAATTGGACGGTATAGTTACATCTTGAATCCACATCTCCAGCTTGGACTGTTAATGTTGATCCAGAAGCTGTAGAAGTAGTAGCTCCATCTTTATACCATTTGATTGTTCCTAGAGCTGCTAATGCCGAACCAGTTACTTCTGCACCTCCTTGGTAAACTCGGGCTGTTAATGTTGTAGCAATATCAGTATTTTTAAAGATTGTCCCATTCGATGATGAAATTACAATTACTAAAGCATCTTTTCCATTAGATCCATTTACTCCTTGTCTTGAAACAGAATAAGATGTTGTAGACTTCCCGTCACTGTAAGTTACCACTGTCTTTGTCCATAGATATGATCCTTGAGCAACATTTGGGATTGTTGAAGACCATGTACCGCTAGGAGTTGTAGTTCCACTGGTACTTGCTTGATATGTTACCTCTGTTTTAGAAACCGTAACAGATGAACCATTTTTAGCGTTATATGAAACTGAGTATGCAGTTGTAGACTTCCCGTCACTGTAAGTTACCACTGTCTTTGTCCATAAATAAGCCCCTTGTCCTACTGTTGGAACTGTAGATGACCATGCACTTGTAGGTGCAGTTGTACCACTTGCACCAACTTGATAAGTGACTTCAGTCGATTTAATTGTAACTGATGTCCCGTTGCTTCCTCTAAATGCAATAGACCAACTAAATGTTTTATTAATTGTAATTTCCCCGATTTTTACAGGAATGATAACACTTCCACTTTTAGTTAAAGCGGATGTTGCTGTAATAGTTAAAGTAGGTACAGGTGTTTTCCCGTCGCTGACAATTGATAAACCTGTAGGACAAGTCACATCCCCAACTTCACAATTTACAACATTTTCTCCTTGTAAAGCTTGAACTTGACAAGTTGCTGTTTGTGTTCCATCAACAGCCGATGTAGTTCCTAAAAAAGTATGATTCTCATTCGTTAATACAACGGTAAAACCATCTGTTAAATCTATCAAATCAATTTGTGCACTTGCTTTAATTGCCATTTTATAATCTCCTTTTATCAATAATCAAAATCACAAGTAAATGTACTTTTAATGTATACATCCCTTGTTGTTATAGTCAAAATAAAGCCATTATCACTAATGCGTTCATCTGTTGATAACAGCTCTTTAAATTCATCTTCATTCATTCTTTTTACTTTCCAAATGATCCTTGCATTTTTACCAAAAATATTATACATATCATTTGAATTTTCAATTCTTTTATCTCCAACGATAATTGACACGGTAAAAGTTGTAGAGATATCGCTGTTTTTAAATGATGTCCCGTTTGAACTGCTGACATGTAATACAATTGCGTCTTTACCATCTCTTAAATTGATACAGGTAACCTCACAAGTTGCTTTTACACTATTATTGATATAGCCGTCAAAATAGTATGTCTTCTTATCTATAAAATCCGATGATTTGACTAGTAATTCCTTTTCTTTTGAAAGTATCTCTCCATCTTGTGCATACCATATAATTTCAAATTTTGAAGTGATATCAACTCCATTGTTCTTAATCAAAGCTGTTAGAATCGTTTGATCATCATCGTTTTTAAATAAGATACCATTGTTAGAAATAATATTTGCATCATAAATTTTATTTTGTGCTATTAGATCCTTCATCTCGTTTAACAATGAAGAATTAACTTGAGATTCAAGTTCCTCAAAATTATCAAATGTCGTTTTACAATTATCTTTATTTACAAAAGAAATTTGTTGCTCAGTAATACGGGCCTTTAAATACAAAGTTGGTTTGTATTCACTGTCTTCAATAACAAATGTATCCCCTATATCAGCATCAATATAGCCATCAACTGTATACGATACCTGAGGTATGCAGTTCTTTTTTAATTGTGCAAGAGCTTGGCCATATAATGTGTTTACATTATCCGTATCATAAGTCCATACTTTGCAAATATAACGACCGTTTATATCAGCCATCAATGTTGAAGGGAATCTGTCTCTTGCTTGAGGAGCTAGAATTTCAATAGTTCCTTTAGGGCTAGAATATTCTAAATTTCCATTTGCGTCAAATTCGCTTTTATCAAGATCCGCTAAAGTCAAATCATTATTGCCTGTTGGTCTAATAGCAGTGTATAACTCAGTAATATCACTTTTTTTCGATATTCCTTTTATATCATTTCCATATTTGATAGTACCTTGTTTTGTTTTATCGGAGCCAATCCCTTGATGATTGTCATCATGTTCTCTATAGACATTCATGACTATTCTTTTAAGTGAATAATCCTTATCCAATTCGGTTACAAATTCAAGCTCAGTATCAAATACATTTGCTAGAGAAAACAGTCTGGCAAGAATAGTATCCGTACCTTCCCATTCGTTTGTTATACGTTTGTCACTGACTTCATTTATTCCTATTTCAAAAGGCTTTTCAAAGTTGAATGCTGTAATATACTGCTCAAACGACATTGCACCAGACGCCTTATACGAACCTGTTTCTTCATTTGTTAATTCAAGAGATAAACCATATGCAGTAACTGTTGTATATATCTCATCTCTATCAACATCGACAATATTTAAATAATATCCTTTATCTTTATATAAAAACGATATTTTGTTTCCTACTGTCAAAAATTGAGCATCCTCATGATCAGTAAATGTTTTGAATGAATAAGTATATGCTGCACCTTTTAAATAAGTGTGTAACTCATCATCCCAATAGTGCATTGCTTTTTCAATTGAATTATCAAGAAAAGCGCATACTTCATCATATGCGCTCAAAACTGCAATTCTAATATATTCCATTTTCTACAACCACGCCTCTCTTATTCTGACTTTTATTGTTGGTTGAGTTTTTGTCCACTCACTAACGTAGAATTTGATCTTTGTTTTTCCTGGAGCTGCTTTGAAATATTGAGTACCTAATATCTCTTCACTTTGTTTTTGCATTCCATTGACGAAAAAATGTGATGTCTCACCATCAATAGAAAGAACCGAGTGTTTTGAATATCTGTTGGGTACATCGTTCCATTTATCAACATGCATTTTTTGGATATAGAAATTATCAAACCCTGCATAGTACATGAATTTGTTGCCATTTCTATCACCCCATTGTTTTATGGAAATTTGAACTTTTGCACATTTCATATTTTCAATTTCAGGAACTGTGTAAGTGTAATACTTTCCATAATAAAAAAAGGTTATTCTTGAACCTTCTTTACGTAAATCACAATGCCCCCAATCCCAATACCAGGGATTTTGAGATTGTAAATGCGAAGTTGTATAATTCCATGTTTTTAATACTTTTCCAGCCATGGCATCTGAAGATTTAACATCAGGATTATAGACAACAAAATCATATGAAGCTGTATTTCCAACGGAGTCCGTTTTATACCAGTTACACCCTGCAATAAGTTTATTGTCCTCGGTTAAAAAACTGATAGACATTTCACCAGTTTGCCCCATCACATTTGCATAAAACAAAAGATGAAAATATGAATACCAATTTTTACAACCTGTATCTCCATTTGAATCTGCGGGTAAAATGAACGTTCTCATTCCTCCATTTGCTGAACCTTTTTTTGTTCCGACACTGCCAAATTTTAAAAAGGTCTTGCCATGCCAACTATCGGTGGCAAGTGTTCCGCTTGTCCCGTACAATGGGTGCATAGCATCTTTACCAGCAGTATCATCCTTTGCGTTTATAAAATCATTCAAAGTAGCCAATGTTTCATTTTGTTGATAAACTGTTCCATCCACCTCATCAATTTTACCAAACTCCATAACACCATGTTCGGATACAATTCCTAAATATCCTGTTTCGGCATTGTTGGTTACTTCATAATCAATAGTAGCTGATTCAGTTCCATTGTTTTGAACGTTGACAACCAATTCATCATCTTCAATAACACCTTCAAACTCTTTTAAAACAGTTGAATATTTGCAAGGATCAGCGCAATAGATTTCAAACTCACCGATAACGCTATTTTTCCCGGGTTCGATGTCTGTATTTCCTTCTTTTGTTCCAATAAAATATTTATCAGGTTCATCGTTGAAAATGATTTTAACTTGTTCTGCACTTAAAATTTGATTCATTCTATTGAATGCTTCTCTAAATTTTCTATCAGTATCACATATCAATTGAAATTTTACTATGATTGTACGAGATGGATATGTCTTATATTGATATTTAGAACCACTAATTCCATCAACAGAGGAACTTTTAATAGAAGCGGACAATAATTCACGTCCGCTCACATTTAATGTTCTATACCCTTCTATTTCGTTTTCAAGATAAACTCCGTTATATGACATTGCTTCAGCTGGCAGAAACGTTTCTACAATATCATCTACATCTATGAATTTATAAGACATCAGTTTTCACCTCTCAATTTTTTTAGAAATTTTTCATCTTTTTTAGCATTTTCCTGATCGTACTTGTAAGTTTCTTTACTTAACGTTTTTCCATCCATTTCATTTGTAATTGTGAAATAGTATTCATTCTTGCTGTTATCTCCGCCGTTAGAATTAATATAGTCGTCATTGTAATCAACGTAATGTTCTACGCTTGCAACTCCCATATCTCCAGCAAAGGAATATTGCATTCCTAGATTACTGATATCACCAACATACGATTGTACAGTATTGAATATTTTTTGAGCTTGATTTCCAATCAAACGAGTATAACCACCGATACCTTTAGCAACACCAGTATCAAGCATTCTACCTACCCATTTACCCCAACGGGATGGTGAATGAATTCCAAAGAATCCTAACACTTTATCTTTGAATGAGCCTAGAGCTTTTTTAGCTGCGTCCCATAATTGACCTGCGGCACTTGAAATTCCTTTTGCGATTCCTTTGATGACATTGACACCAACTTCCAACCAGTTTGTATCTTTAAATGTTGAGATAATCTTTTTAGCAACTTTGGCTACACCTGAAACAACATGAGGTATCGCTGAAATCAATCCTGAAGCTAATTTCAAAATGATTTGAACACCTGCAGTCATGATTTGAGGAAGATTTGTAATGATTGCATTTAAAATCGCTCTTATCAACTCAACTGTAGCATTGATTATTTGTGGTAAATTATTGATTAAGCCACCAACTAATGTATTGATGATTTCTACCGCACCATTAAGGATCGTTGGAAGATTTCCCCTAATTGTATCGATTAACGTTGTGATAATTTGAATTGCTCCTACGACTATTTGTGGTAGCATTTGAACAATACCGGTAGCAATATTTTGTAGAATTTGAACGCCCATTTGTATCATTGTAGGCAGTTGTGTTTGAATCGCTGTTGTAATATTGGTAATCATAGTTTGAATTCCTACCAATATTAAAGGCATGTTATCTAAAATACCTTGTGTAATTGAAACAATGAATTGTAATCCAATTCCAAGCAATTGAGGTATAGCATTTAATATTGCGCCACCTAAAGTACCAACAATTAGCAACGCGCTTTTAACAATTGATTGAGCGTTAGCTGATATTCCCTGAATAATTGAATTCAATATTTGCATACCTGCATTTACAACAAGTGGTAATGTTTTTGTTATTCCAACTGATAAGTGAACAAGTAACTGTACTCCTGAACTTGCTAACATAGGCATTTGACTAGTAATTCCTTTTACAAAATTACCAATCACTTTAGGTGCCTGTGTAACGACCGTTGCAATCATCTTATCAATTTGACTTCCAAACTGATTATTTATAATTCCTAATCCAGCAACAACTAATCCTAAAATAGCTGCAGGTCCTACTGATTTCATAGCAATTGCAAATACTTTAGTTAATCCTGTCGTCATTGTTGACATAGCTTTTATACCGACATCCGTTGATTTTTTTAATCCTTTGCTGATTCCTGAACCCATCTTCATGAATTTATCAGGGATTTTTTTTGATACTTTATCAAACGCATCCCCTAGCTCTTGAGAGACTAATATTCCATTCATTTTTATGCCTAATAAATTCCCTAGCACTCTCTTTTTAATAGGGGCCGGCATTAATTTATTCATGCTGTCGACGAATGTATTTTTAAGAATATTCAGGCTTTTTCTTACACTACCGATAGAGCTTTTAAGCCCGGTAACTTTGCTTGATAATAAATCAAAACCTCCACCTAGGGATTTTATATAATCGACGCTTCCACCAACAACAAAAAGAGCACTTCCTAGTGCTCCAATTTGTGGAATGAGTGCTCCAACATCTTTTAAATTTTCAATTCCGCCAGCTATGACATTCATAGTTGCTTCAGCGGTTTTACCGAACTGAGAAATCATTTCTCTCATTTGAGGCAGTTTATTTTTAGAAAGCATATTATCAATTGCTTGCATGATGCTTAGAACACCACGAGTCGTTGCAGCTTTCATGTTATCAATCGTACCTGTCCAAGATGAACCGGCTTGTAACGCTGCACCAGCAATCTTATCAACTCCATTAGTTCCCTCTGCCATAGCTTTTTCTACAACATCTAAGAACTGTTCAGTAGTGATTGTTTTTGCCGATAAATCTTCTTGTACATCGGCTGCGTTTCTTCCAACTGCTTTAGCATAGATTCCAACTGCGTTGATACCAACATCAAATAATCGGTTCAATTGTTCCATTTCAACTGTACCTTTGGTTCGCATTTTTGCTAAGGCATCAGTAACTGTCTCTAATTGTTCATTAGTTCCTTTACCATAGAAACTGACCGCATCTGCCCAAATGCCAACAGACTTAGTCGCTTTTGATAAATCCATACCACGAGTAACAAAGTTTTGAGTTGCTTTTGCTGCAATATCCAATCCATACGCAGTACCTTTAGTGATTTTCTTTAAATCTTCTAATGCCTTAGTAGCATTTTCTGCACTACCTGTAATTTGAGTGATAGTACGGTTGAACGCTTCCATAGTGTCTTGTCGACCCATAGCTGAAGAAATAGAACTTTTAACTAAGTTAGCACTTGCACTCAAAGCTTTAAAAACCCCTATACCACTAGCAATTTTCATGATGGAACTTGTAGCACTTTCACTTGCAGTTTTGATTCCTGTAAGACTGTTGTTAGCCGTTTTCATAGTGCTTGTAAAATTTGAATCAACAGCACTAAGCACAGCTTTTACACTATATGTTTCCAATAATTATCACTTCCCTTCTTGAATTTTTATTGCTTCTTGAATTCTTGAAATAAGAGAGGAAGTATCTTTTTTATTATCCAACTGATTTTCGATTTTTTTACGATTAAAGAATTGATTAAATGTGCGATAAAAATATCTACCGCTTTTTTTCCTAGACTTAGCTTGTCGAATGGCCCACGCCAACAAGAAAATTTGTTCCTGTTGATCAACAAGTTTATATTTAGCACCTGACATCAAATACTTATATTCATTAATCGTTAAACGATTGATTTTATCAATATCATTGATATTTAAATATCGAAAACAGTTTTCTACTATTTTTTCATATGTTATTCTGTCGCTTGAATTTGAGTTGCTTCCATTGCTTCCAATCTTTCTTGTTCTTTTTGATAATTTTCTAACAGTTTCTCTGCTTTCTTCTTTGTAGCATTCGACTTTTTTAGTTCTTCTAGCACATCATCAAAAAGAGAATCGATATTTGTTTCTTCATCATCGATATAGTTATCAAGCTGATCTTGAGTGATTCTTGGCTTTTCAGTCATATTTGCTACAAACAAGCAATCGGATAAAGTAACAGTATTCCCTGTCAATAAATTAGGAATCAATGTTTCCAATCCAATTCCAAATTGAATCCCATCTTGTTTGATTGATGATTTTCCGTCTAAATGTCTCACAAATCCAATCCCAAATTTAAAGTTGTATACTTTTTCATTAATAATTAATTCCATTTCTTTTTCTCCTTTAAATAAAATAAAAAACGAGTATTTCTACTCGCTTATTCTTCAGCTGTAACATCTTTGAAAACATATGATGCGATTTCTTCTTGCTCTTTTGTCAAAGATGCATAGCCATCTGCACCATTGCCGTTTGCTCCAAATGTTAACGATACTTCCACATTGCCATCCGCACTTGAAGATGTTGAGCATTCTGTTAAAAATCCTTGATAATATTTAGCTTTATATTTTCCTTGATTAGTGCTTTCTCCTGGTTCGGCTAAATTTACTTCCCAGCATTCAACTAATTTATCACCTAGCATAGCTTTTTCTAATTTATCAATCATTTCGTCACCTTTTGTTAATAAAGATGTACTTGTAATTTCAATTTCAGCAGATCCAGGTGTACGAACATTTCCGTCTTTAGTGGCTGTTGAATCAGCATCTTTTGAAGCAGTTCTTTCATTTTCAGTAGTGAAAGCCAACGCTCCTGCAGATTTTGTTTTTGAATCTTCAGCAACTCTAAAGAGATAAACTAATTTCTTCCCTGAAACAGTTTCAGGAGAAGTACCTGAAAACATTTGTAAATCAATTTTTCTATTCACTTGTTTTTCCTCCTTGTATTTTTTTGGCTTTTGGTGAGGACTTGAATCCAAATTCAATAATGCAATGCATAAGTGGTGTTGATGTAGTAGTATCGGTCAAGATACGTTGATCTGCATTCCTTACATCCCACTTATAATTACTCGTATATTCAAGGCTTCTTGCCAGTTGCTTAATTGTATATGCCATTTTTGAGACAGTCCCTCTTTTTTTAGGTGTATCATTCCATATATGGATTGTCTGATAAACATCATTAAAGATTGCTGTCTTATTACCTAAATCATCAGTTTGTTGACTGTCGGCAATATAGATAAAAGGATATGGGGTATTTTCAGGAGGCATATATCCATCAAAAACCATATCCCTGTATATTTTTTTTAATTCCACTAAAAAGTAGCTGAATAATTCTTGTTGAGGATCCATAACACACCTCATTTCATTAGTTTCTTTAGTTCTCTTTTGAAGATTTCTTTTTGAATGTTGAAAGATGGTCTTACAAAGGGCTGGGCCGACATGAAACGTGTTCCATATTCAGGATAAGGTGAATAGTATGTTGTTGGTTCAACCGTTGCTGTTAAATTCAAATCAGTAAATGTACATCGAATACTTCTTTTTGTTGCGCCTGTCGAGTATCCTTTAACAAAAACTGCATTTCTTGTCATTAAAGTTTGCAATTCAGCACCATTCTTTTTTACAACTGTTCTGGCATCATCGAGAGTAGCATTTTTTTTGAGTTTAGCCTCCAATTCCTTAATGCCTGTAATCTTAATACTTCTACCCATTTTGTACCTCATGAACGATAAATGAATGTTTATTTCTAAGGGTTCTAGAATAATCCACTCGATAAATCTTATTATCAATTCTAATAGAATCGTAGGACTTATCATAATGGTTTTGAATATGAATCGTTTTACTTCTTTGCTTGATAGAACCATAAACAATTTGCATTGTTTCAGTCCTTGTATCCATGACAGAGGCCATTACACAGGTTTCATCTACTGTATCCTCTCCATAATCTCCGTTAGTAGGATCATACTCACCTTGTGTAACTTTTTGAAAATAAATAGGAGTGTCATATCTCATAAGAATTTGACAACTCCTTTTACTTCGTTCTTTTTATTTTTCCAAACTTCTATATCATCTAGATACCCCTTGAAATCATTGTCGCTGAATGACATGGTTTCTCCTTCAACAGAATGACTTGTGACTCCTTCAGAACCAATCTTGTTGTATCTAACAATTGAAACTTCAGTAACGATATATTCTAATTCAGTTGGTACTTCTTCAACATCCAATAGTGTTTTTAAACGATTAGTAGTAAGACGAATAATCACATCTAATGTCCTGTTAGGTTTTTCTTCAGGAAATCCTAATAACGCAGTTACATCATCAATGATTGCCATAACTATTCACTTTTAGCTTTTTTAGTTGTTTTCTTAGGCGTTTGCTTTTCATCTTCTACTTTATCATTTTCTTCAATGTTTTTTTCTTCATCCTCAATATAAGTGATGAGTGGTGTTTCTAGTTTATTTTTTGATGTTGCCAATTCAATGATACGTTCCCTAGATGGTTCAAAACCATCTCTAGGGTACATATCACCAGCATTGTAAATATGATCATCATCTGTTAAATCAACGAATCTTTTAATTGCAACATACATTAAGCAGCTTCTCCTGGAGTGATTGTTCCTTTGAATACGCCATCAACGTATTCAACAAAGAATTTAACACCACACATTAATAATGTTTCAATTGTTGCATTGTCTGTTTTAGAAGTGTGAACCATACCCACTAAACCTGTTGTATCACTTGTTAAGCCAAATGTATCAGCAACATCCCCATTGTTTGTTGGAATATAAGCACCCGCAATGTTTTCTTTGGCAGTACCATATACTGTACCTTTTTCTAATTCAGGTGAAACGATGACATCACCTAAACCTAAGAAATTCTTTAAGTATGTGAATCCATAAGCGGTTTGTAAAGTGATTTCTTTTGAACCTAAATATTCAGCAATATCATCTGTAGATACAAAATAAATAGGTGTAACTGTTTCATCTTTATAATGTTTAACTAATTCTCCCCACACTGCAGATAAGGCAGATTGTAAAGTTTTACCGGTAGCAGTACCAGTACCTTCTTTTAATGTAGAATAGAAAGTCTTTTTGATTTGTCCTTGAATGACACCGACCATTTTTTCATCAGTTTGGTTAATTGCAATATTTCTACCTGAACGTTGGATTGCTTCTGCAGTAGTTGATTTACGATATTTTTCTAATGTTAAATCAATATCTTTAACTTTCTTTCTAGTTACTTTAGTTAAACCGATTGTTTCACCTTCTCCAACTTGAGGAGCAACTGTACCAACCTCCATTTTATAGATTTTGATTGTTGTTCCTGAAGACATTGGTGTTAATTCAGTAACCCCTAATAAATCTTGTAATTCATTAATATTTGAACTGATTCTAGAAGTATAATCAATCGAAATACCTGGTTCTAAATCAGCTGTTACTGTTGTACCTGTTGGTGCAGCAAATAATTGCAAATTAAATTGTTTTCTCATATATTTTTCTCCTTTTTATCTAAATAATTCAGGATGTTCAGCCATTGCCTTTTGACGTTCAGATCTATTTTTGATTTTTAAGATATCTTCTTTTGTCAATTCTTTTGAACCATCCTTTAAGCGAGGAGTTTTTCCTCTTAAAGCTTCAGCTACAGCTTTTTGAACAGCATCATTGAAGTTTTTAACAAAATTTTCTACATTTGTTTTTGTTGTTTCAGCGTCTTCAGCTACTAAATTCCCTAATAATTCATCATTAACAACGATTTTTGAATCATTTAAGATTCCTCTAGCAACTTTTGTCATTGCTCCAATAGCTTTTTCTTTTTCATAACCGGCAATTTTCTTTTGAAGTTCTTCCATTTCATGCTTTCTTTTTTCTTCTTCGGTCATGTTTTTTAATCGTTCAGCTTCTGCAGCTTTTGCACTTTTTTCTTTTTGTCTTTTTTCCCATTCGGCGAATTTTCGATTGATGATGTTGTTTACATCTTCATCAGTGTATTTTTTATCTTCTTTTTCATCATCACCTGATTTATCTTCAGGATCGTCAGTTCCACCTGAACCACCTTCTCCGCCATCATCAGCGAATAACTGTAAATTGAAGTTTCTTTTATGGGATAATTTTAATAATTCTTCTAATTCTTTTTTCATTTTTTTATCTCCTATCCGTATCTTTTAGAGAGTTACACGCCTGCTCTTCTCCGTAGCTTAAAGTTTCCACGCCTGACTCATCCATATCTTTTAAAGTCATAAATGCTTGGACAAAATAAAAAAGCGTCACATACGCTAAATTTTGATTTCTAATTGTACATAATCAGGGTAAGTATGACTTACCTCTCTACATCCAATTACAAAGCCATTAACTAATGTAATTGACTTGCATGTTGGATGATATACACCTATATATCCCTCTCCTTTTTCTAGAGAGGCTTTTATTTTATCTTTGGTTAATTCTTCCAAGCTATAGCAAAGTGTCTGTAATAGCGTAGAAATTGCTGAACAAACAATATCATCACCACACGTGTTGTAATTTGCATGGCCAACACATTTAATTGCTATATGTTCCTTAGAAATTCCAACTGTAATCTTGATCATATAAGTTCCTCTTTAAGAAAATAAAAAGCAATCACCCTCGATTGCCATATTTTTTCTTATTTCTTTCCAATGATTTTGTTTTGCTTTTTGGTGGCGGTACATAACAGTCATATTTCTCATGACGGATACGTCCACAAATCATACACATATACTGAATTTTCTTAACAATAACATGCCTTTTCTTATCAAAATATTGAATAGTGCGATATTCAAACTCTTGATGATGATGCGGTCTTAAACCTTCAGCCATAGAAAACCTCCTTTCTCAAAAATTGAGTACAAAAAAAGCAAGTCGTTTAAACTTGCTCGTTAAATATATTCAGTTTCTTTAAATATCTTTTGAAGTTTAGGTGCTTGTATTGCTAACCAATCAACCATTTCTTCATTGTGCCACTTACAATTTTCATGAAGTCCCGATTCACATAAAAAAGCATGGATTAACTCATGCCTTATTACTTGCTTTCTATATTTAGCTACATCTTCAATTTCAATTTCTTCATATCGGAAATCTGTAATAACTATCTTTTTTGAAGTGTAATCAGTATATCCAAAATTGTTTTTTAATAATGGATCATTATCACAATTACTCTCAATAATTCTATATTCAGTTCCCAAAACTGAAACTTCTTTTAAAATTTTCATAAATACTCCTTAATTTAGTTAAAATAAAAACCGACTACTTGTCGGCTTGATTATATCAGTTTGTTAAATATCCATTTTCATATAAAAATAGCATTTCATCAGTGCTAAGGTAATCAAAAAGTGTTTCAATATGACCATAATCTTCTGAAACATCTTTAGGGATAGCGGGTTTAAATTCTTTAGGAATAAAACCTAACTTATCACATATTCTTTTATATTCAGTTTCAATTGCTTGTTTATTCATTTGATATCACCTCTATTATTACCCCTGCATCTTCAAACATCTCTTCTACTCTTTTAGTATATCCATCTTTTTGTAAAACATCAAGTGCCAGAGAAGCAATATTTATGTTGAATTTATCACTGTTTTTTATTAGATATTTATATATATTACCATTATGACAAACAACAAGTCCAAACAAATATTTTCTTTTACCTGCTACCACTAAATCATTTATGCTTGGTACACTACTTCCTGGATGATTATGCATACCAATAATACTATAATCGTCAATTTCATCTAAAAACTTAGACATTTCTTTAGTAGGAACACAACTGAAATCAATGTTTCTTTTGTTGCTGATAAGTGTTTTACCGGTTTTGGTATCAATGTATGCTAAGTCTTCGTATTTTGTTCCTGATCTATGTTCAAGAATCTGTTTTGCAAGATAATAAACATTTCTATTAACATTTTTATCATTTGATAATTTATCAAATTGTCTTCTAAACTTACTTGAATTCAACATATTTTTACTTACTACAGAATTTTTATAAGACACTTTCTTACTTGATTCAGTCTCTTTAGTATTCTTTAAAGTTTTATATTCATCAAATCTCAAACTATGTTTACCACTAGCAAGTCCGTCCAACCATTCATTATAGATTTTTCTATCCATATGAGGTCCTGTTGAACAATGACAATTAGGATGCATTGGTGGAGCGTTGTCTCCAATGTTCATCCGATTTATTGGAAAAACCTTACCATCTAACGCTCTACAAGTATCACACGCATCACCGATTCCACAAGTTATGTATTCATATTCATCAAATCCATTTGCTTCATATGATTTTTGTTGTGCAGCAATTTGAACTCTAGCAAGTTCAGTCCTCATTAATCGTTGTGCATCACTGATTTTAACATTGAAACGTTTTCTTAATAGTCTGGCTAATTCATTAGGATTTTTTCCTTGGATAAGTCCTGTTGCTAGCAAACTCTCAAGATCATACTTTAGCAAATCTTGATGCATCCAAATCCTATCACTGAATGTTGCATTGTGAAATGATGCGTTGACAATTGAATGTACTGTATCAGCATTATCTAAAATTGTTGGTCCTAAAATACCAGCTTGTCTTTGTATTTCATCAAGTGTTCTATTTTCAAGAAGTTCATCCATGTATTTTTCTAATTCATCATGGCCACTCACTAAAGCTAGGCCAATATTCGCTTTTAACAATTCAAGTCTATTAACTTTCATTGTCAAATTGTAAAGTTTCATTTCAGCATTTGCCTGTTTAGAAAAATTCTTTTCTTCAACATACTTTTTAGCTTTTCTTGAATAAGCTTCCATATCCAAATTAGAAGCTCTTTTTTTAGTTTCGGCCAATGTAATGCCAGTATCTTTTGCATACTTAGCATAGAAGTTATTGATTTCAGATTGCACTTCATCCATCATTCTTTGATAGATTTCTTTAATCTTCTTATCATACTCTTTTTCATCTTTGATATTCTTCAAGCGTTGTTTTTCTTCTCTTAAACGCCAATATTCAGCACTGTTCATCTATTATTTGAACATCCTTTTATCAACAATAGATTCTTTAGAAGTTTCATCTTCCTGCTTGATTTTTTCTTTTTCTTCTTGAACATCTTCAACGATTGAAAGAGAAGATAGTTGAGTATCTTTAGAAACAACTCCTTCTAAGTTTTGAGCAATTTGTGTTTCTTCAAGTACGTTTGCTGGATAGTTTTGACTAAATTTATAAGTAACATCAACCCATTTATCTTCATGAATTGTGTTGATTGGGTTACTGAAAATAAGTTTATATCTTCTATCTAAAGCACCTGTGAACTTTCTTTCTTTTGTCTTGGCCAAGTTTGACATAGAAAGCAACTTATACTTAAGCGCAATTCCTGAACTTGTACCAAAGTTTTCATCATTGATGTTAGGTGTCATAGACATTTGAAAAATCAATCTTTCTAGGCGATTAATGAGATTTTCCTGTGACCCATCAGCATTAGGCTTTTCAAGAAATCCTACATCAACTGTATTGGATTCTTCATCAAAATTAATGATCCTGTTATTTCTAATATGAACAATTCCGTCTTTATCAACTTTTGCACCGATAATTTTTAGATATGCATCCGCAAAGTAATCAACATCATTTGCTTTTTCGCTTATTGCTTTATTGTAGGCATTGATCATTGACCATGTACTTTCAAAAGCACTCATGCGTTCGGCGTTTTCTACATATTCAGTAACTGGAACACCATCAAAGCCATGAAGTGAACCTTCATCAACGAAATGCATACCACTTTTATTACTGAATTCATAAACGTAAGAATCATCACTCAAATAACCATGCATAATACTATTTGAATCGTAGTAATATGTAACGAAAAACCTTGGTTCTGGAACGATTGAATCATCATATACAATAAATCCTTTGGTTGGTTCAATGTACCTAATACCCACCTTTGCGTCTTCATTGATAAAATACATTTCATAACATTTGCCATAGATACTGCAGTTTTTTGAAATCTCTGCATTGTTATCATCTTGATGATTTCTCTTATCCAATTCATTGATGTAAGTAGCAACCTCTTCATCTGTTGATGATACCTTGATTGGAATACCAATAAAAAAACCGTTAAACGTATCTACTATGTATTTAGCAAAGTTTACGATTATACGGTTATCCGGTTTGTATTGTGGTTTATCCTGGTACATCATAATTGGATAGAACCCTTCATATCCATCTTTTAACTTTTTATATCTTGAACCATTTAATTGCTGGTGCTTAGCAATGTATTTATTCAAATATTTGATATCCATTGTTTCATCATCGGAAATGGTAAAAATTTCATCTTTTGCAATTACCTCTAATGTCTTCATTAAATACCTCCTTCCAAATCGGTGTTAAGTCCTGAACCTTTTAAAATTGTATAAATAAAATATCTGATAGCATCCATTGCATGGTCATTTTGCTTAATTGGAGCATCTTCCCCTCGAGCACTTGCTTTAGGATCCCATGCATAGACTGAAAATTCCTTAATTGTATTTCTACATTTACTAAAAAACTTGATTTTGCATTGATTAAGCATTGTACTAACCAATCTAACACCATTTGATACATCATTCTTAGCTTTTTTAACCCTAAATCCTCTTTTCTTTAGTTCAGCAATAAATGATGCTGCAGAGGGATCTACAACAATTTGGAATATTTCTCTTTCGTTAAGAAATTTAACTAAATCATCCGCATATTCACTATCAGTTTTTTGAATCTTCTTGTCACGCCCTGAATAGTAATATTCATCAACACAATACCAAATACCATCAGTTCCTTTATTCCAAAGCAAAAAGACCATGGCATTTTGTGTACCATAGTCACAACTGACATATCTACAACTTTTACTATCAATCAAACAATCACAATCATCAACAACATGTTTATCTTTGTTAAACATATCATAAATGATACCTTCTGCAACAGTCCAAAGTCCTTTGATGTATCTATCATAGAAAACACCGCTCCATTGACTTTTGTATCTTTGTTTGATTTTCTCACTCAAAGAAAGATTGTCATCCATTGTAAAATGTAAGTAGATGATATTCTTTTCTTTTGCTTTATCAATCCAATTTGTTTTGAACCAATGAAATGGTCCATCAGGGTTGCAGTTGAACCACCATTTTGAACCTTCAACAGAACAACGAGCTGTTGCTTGGTTCACGAATGATTCAGGCATCAAAGCCACTTCATCAAAGAAGCACCCTGCAAGTGTGATACCTTGAATCAAATCTTGAGAACTTTCATCCTTGCCACCAAAAACATAAAAATAATTGGTTACACCTTTTTTAGTAATTTCAACCATGTTATCAGCTCGATGATCTTTCAGTTTATATCCCCTCGACCAAATCATTAGTTTTAAAATATTCAAAACGTTACGTCTAAATGAACCAATCGTCTTACCACACATTCCAAAGTTGCATTCAGTAAAATTAGACATAGCCCATATCACATAAGAAAGAGACATTGAAACAGTTTTTCCTGATCTGATTGAGCCATCGGCGATAATTCCATCTTTATCTTTAACTAGTGAATTCTCAGTCCACCAATTTAAAACCTTTCGTTGTTTCTTGCTAAAGGGTTTGAATTTGAAAACTGTTCTAATCTTCTTCATCTTCCCAATCCTCTTTTGCACTAGCGTTTAACGCTTCCAAGAAACCATCATTCACAATATTGTTTTGTTCATTTTTATCTTTCAAGTGTTCATCCAACCATTCAAGTGCTTTTAGTGAATCTGACATTTTCACTGCTTTTCCATCCATCTCGCTTTCATCCAAGAATGCAATTTCAATATATCTTTGGACTATATCATTTGGATCCAAAAGAATATCAGTATATAACTCTTGCTTTAGTCTTTTAATTTCTTCTTGGATTTCAGGTTTTTTAAACCATCTTGATGCCATGACACAAGCACTGTTATATTTAGCTTTGGGTTTTATTTTTAAATAAGCTTTGACCTTGTTATGATATTTTAAATAATATAAGCAAAAGAGCTGATGTTCTTCATCCAGACTTGTTTCTACTATTTCTTCAGCTATTTTTTTGCATTCTTTTTTGGTGTGCACACTTTTATTTTGGTGTGCACACTTTTTCTTCTTTTTTGACCATTCATAGCGACGGCTCCATGACTTAACAGTATTAATAGTTGTATTGTATTTTTTAGCAATTTCTTTTTGCTTCATGCCGTTTTTATAGTCTTCAAACGCTAACTCGTGTTTTTCCAAATCATGTCACCACCTCCATTTTTTTATTTATAGAAATTGCAGCTAAAACTGCTGTATTGTTTTTGAAAAAGAAAAAAGCTCCCGTAAGGAACTTTTTCGCAAGGGGTTTAACCTATATGTCTGAACTGTGATTTTAAATTAAATGGGATTGTTTCATTTCTTTAAAAACCACAATAGCATAATAACATGGAAATAAGGGTTCATTCTAGGTCCACTTTGGGTCCAATTAGGGCTCACTTTGGGTTCAATTTGGGTCCAAAATGGGTCCACTTTTGATAAAAGTTTATCATTTGTGATAAAAACAAAGAAAAAAGAATGAAATTTCTATTCATTCTTGATGCTTTCATAAAAAATATTATTCAATTTTTCAAGCGATGGGCGGTGTTCCATGTCAAGATATTTAGATAATTCTAAACATGCTTTTGGAAATTCTCTTTTGTAAGTTGATTTGCTGATACAAAACGATTCTTCTAATGTGTCAATCATTTCATTGTACCCTCTTGAACATACATACGTTCTAATAATGTTTCTATGACCTGCGTTTAGCAAATATACTAACGGCATAAATTTATCAAGTTCTTTGTTAAAGAGCTCTAGGCGCTTTGTTAGAAGCTCCCTGCGCAACATATTAGAAGTGATTTGTTCTCCTTTTGGTTTTGAAAAACCTCCAGGAGCTTCATCACTGTATTTAATTGATTGAGGGCTTGGAATGTCCTCAATTTCAAATGTTAAAGAGAATTTTTCAATATTTATTAGGCGTAATTCTCTAAGATATTTTTTAACTTCATCAATGATCTTCTTTTCTTCATCTGTATATTTCATTCCTTGCCCTCCAAAATAATTAATTATTAATTTTTATGATCTTGATAAATTGCATAAGCAATTATCCCTGCCAATTCAGCAAGGATAGTTGCTGCAACTCCACACCAAAATGGGTTAATGTACATTATTTATCACCATCTTCTTTTATTTCTACATTGCCTTCTTCAAGGTACTTTCTTTGTATTTCGAGTTTTTTAATTGCTTTCAAATGCAATTCCTTATCAAAATTAGTTGCACACGTTAAACGACCAATAACGTATTTGATTTCTTGATTAGTCAACTGACAATCATTAAGCTTTTTAATTAATATATTCATTTTAATCACCTTTTTTTGAATTTTTGACTGCATAAATCAATACCATACACAATACTTACGACCGAGAGAAAATAAAACATGAGTGAATTTCGATATGGTTGATTAATGATTGCAGTGATTATATGAGCTATGATGATTACAGTATAAATCGCTAACAGTTTTGTATTTTGTTTTAAAAACTTTTCTTTTTGTTGACGGTATTCTCGAAGCAAACCGTATAGATTGCTTATTGTTTCATTTGCAAGATCCAATCCACTAATCAATGCTTCATTTTGTTCTTTTAAATTTTTGCAACGTTTTTCTAAATCATTTTCAGCTTCTAATTTAATCTTCTGCATTATTTACCACCTACTCACTTGATTTGATATCAATAACACCATTTTCAATAACTTCTTTTGCTGGAAAGAATTGAATGTCATAGGCATAAGGATTTTCTTTTTTAGCTTTTGTTTGAATACAAGTGTATGTAACATCATTTGACAAATGCGCATAGAACAGCTTGTACTTTCCTTTTCCAGTTTTGATTGTTACGTTTAAATCTCCATCTTCATCACTATCAAGGGAAATCTTTCCCTCAACAGTGAATAATGGATCATTTGTTCTAGTATTAAGAGCAACGACTTTTCTTGTGATTTTAAAGTTGTTTGCATCTTCTCTAATATTCCAATTAACTCTAGATGCTTTTGAACATCCAGTTAAAGCAAATACGCTTGCTAATATGATTAATACTTTTTTCATTTATTTTCTCTCCTCTTTCTTTTTGATGTGGTGTCTTTCTTCATACCATTCAATATCTTCTTCAACACGTTTTAATAAATTCTTTTCTCTTACTAGATCCTTTTCACTTGCTCCTGGTCTAGTGATATAGTATTGCAAAGCATGTTTTACTGTTTGCATTCTTCTATACTGATTACCCATTTTTATCTCCTATATTTGGAATAGTAATTGGATAAAATCTTCCTTCTTGAAAAAATGTATTAGATAAATCATTGGATTTTATACATTCAAGAAATATCCATTCATTAGATTCTATTTCTTTAATTCTTACAATTTCTTCATAAGGAGCATCATATACCCACATACCAGGGGTTAAATCTTCAAATTTAAGGGGTTGAGGATGCTTGATTTCATTCATTGCATCCTCATAGCCTTCATCATATTGTCCTCTATCATAAATTAGAGCTTTTAGGAGTTCTTCTTTATCAACATTTATGCCAACTTTTTGTACAGCTTTAAATACTGAATTTTCAAAATCCTCATCCATCTTTTGAAATAATTCTTCCATTACTATTTCTATTGGTGACTTATACATTCTTCATACCTCCAAATCAATTCATCAATGGTTTCATCATCTTCGGCATCTTGAAAGTAGCCTCTCATCCTCATGCCGACTAATGTACTGATTTCATCAAAGTCATCTCCACCACATCCATCATCAGAAAATTCTTTTAATAAATCTAATTCAAATTTAGTCATCTTCCATCAACTCCTTTTTCCAATATTTTTTATCTTTTTTAGATTCTTTATCCGTTAAAACATCAATACAAAGATATAAACCTTCTAGTTTGTTGCAAGCATTATCTAAACCTTTTTTTACATCTTCGTAAGCTTTTTCTAATTGCTCACAATATCCTTCTAGAGCTTCTACATACAAACGGACTGCATCACCACCCATTTGAGTGCTTAAATCTGTATATTCTTCTCTACTAGGCTTCTCCATCCTCAACCACCTCACAGTTTTCTAAAAGTTCTTGAATTTCAAATTGTTCACCGCACCATATAAATTTGAACATGCTTCTAAATGGTTCATCTTCCATGTGACATGAATTCATTTTATATGTTGTGAACAATTCCGCTAAGTTGTGATAAGGCATTTTTTTATCACATGCCACTAATCTTAATGGTTCAAATTCTCCGCTATGATCTTTTCCGATATAGTTGTATCCACTATTTTGAAGTTTGATTAATAAATCACGTTCAAACTTTGTTATTTTAAATTTATTTTCTTTGGTTTCTATATTTCTTTCTCTAAAAAAGGCTTCTAAATTAAAAAATGAAGATATGTGAACTGTACAATAATCACTTTTTGCTGCTTGGTCTAATATTTCAACCGTATCTTCGATAAGAGCGATTTTGTCATGAGATAGATTCGTTTTTTTAGATAATGCATCTAAAAATAAAGCTTTGTCAGATTTATGTTTAACTAATATAATATGATCTTCGAGAATGCTGTATTTTTTCATACAAAATGCTACTTTTGAATCATATTCTTTTAGGCTTGATACTGAACATACATAAACATTTTCAGCACCTTTTCTTTTAATGAATTTTTGTAAAACTTTGACAGGTTGAACATTAGAATATACATCAATTCCTTTTTCTAACATTTCATCCCACTCATCATCATTTATACAATGTTTTTTATCTCCAAATTCATACGGAGCTAAAACACCATCAACATCAAATACAACCATTACTTCTTTTTTTAATAGATGATTAAATAATATCTCTTGTGCTGTCATTTAACTTTTCCAACCTTTCTTTCTCTCTTTTGGCTTTTTCTACTTTAAAAGCAAACACTTGATCATCATCAATATTAAACATCACTTTCAATTGATATAACATAATTTCAACGTCAGCTATTTCTTCAATTAAATTAGCATAATACTCCGGTTCAGCTGGTCTATCTTCATAGCGTAGCATCTTATTCACTGCTTGAATTAATTCAGCGCACTCTTCCATTAACTGTCTACATTGTGGTTCTTTGCCATATTTTTCAAGCGATTGTCTAAATATCCTTTTTGTTTCCGTTACTTTATCTATATATTCATCAACATTAAATTCTTCTATTTTATTCATCATCTATTACCTCGCAATTATCTAGAATGTTTTGAATTAAAGTAGGTTCTTCATCTTCCCATGAAAGAAAATCAAATATTTCTTTTTTGAAAACATCTCTAAAGCCAGCAATATTACCCCTACCATATACAGTCCATCTTTTGTTTTTATCTTGTGTATATTTTTCAGGCTTAAATTTATAACACCAAACAGCACCGTCTTCATCTTTTGCAATCCATTCATACTTATCATTTAAACTTTCTAAAAAGTATTTAGTTGCTAAAGGAATTTTAACCTTTGGTTTTGGTTCAATGTATTTTTTGTAGAGCCATTTTATTTTATTTTGAGGAGCGGTAAATTCATTGTGTGCTCTAAAACCATATTTGGTGTTTAGTA